GCCAATGCAGCGGCAGGATATGATAAACTACGCGAAGTACGTCCTCGGTATCGAGGAGTATGAGGTGTTCGAGGATGCCGGGTATTCCGGCAAGAATACCGACCGCCCGGCGTTCCAGGCGATGATGGAGCGCATCGAGTCCGGCGAGTTCTTACATGTGCTGGTCTGGAAGATCGACCGCATCAGCCGCAATCTGCTGGATTTCGCGACGATGTACGCGCGGTGCAAGAAGCTCGGCGTGACGTTCGTCAGCAAGAACGAGCAGTTCGATACGTCCACGGCGATGGGCGAGGCCATGCTCAAGATCATCCTCGTCTTTGCCGAGCTGGAGCGCAATATGACGAGCGAGCGCGTTATGGCAACGATGATTGCGCGCGCCACGGATAAGCAGTGGAACGGCGGCCGCGTGCCGTATGGGTACCATTACGACAAGGCGAGCAAGACATTCTCCATCCGTGAGGATGAGGCTGCCACGGTGCGCCACATATACAAGCTCTACGCCAAGTTGAAGTCTCTACAGTATACCGCTGACGCACTCAACCGCGAGGGATTGAAAACACGGCGCGGATATGCGTGGAGTGCCACCACATGCCATATCATCTTGTCTTCCCCATTTTATCTAGGGACGCTTCGCTATAACTATCGAAGCGAGGCGGATAAGACGTTCAGCTTCAAGGATAAATCGGAGTGGGTTCTGGTGCCAAATCATCATGTCCCGTTGGTGACGCAGGCGCAGTACGATTACTGTCAGCATTGGCTTTCCAAGAATACAAAGTGGACGAGCAAGCAGTATACGCAGCGAGCTCACGCCCATATCTTCGCGGGGTTGATCCGCTGCGGCTATTGCGGGGCCTTAATGAGCGCATCACAGGGCAAACGCCGCGTGAATGGCTACTGCCCGTCTGTTTATATCTGTGGGAGCAAGCGGCACCACAAAGGCTGCCATAATAAGTTCACCTATGATCCAGAGGTTGGCGGCTTTGTCTTTCGCTACATCGCCAATATGATGCGTCTCAAGGAGGTCTTTAAGCCGTCTATGCGCGATCAGCAGATTGCGCGCATCCTGACGGACGGCCTCCCCGGCGTCCGTATCCAGGACGCTTCTTCCATCGCAGTGCTACGCCGTATGCTCCTCACGCAGTCCGGCGCGCGTATCTATACCCGCGTTCATGATGGCACGCAGAAGCAGGGGAAGAAGTTGGCGCGGGAAAGGGCGGACTTGATTGCCGAGATGCGGAAGCAGGAGTGCGCGCTCGGCCGTCTCGACGAGCTGTTTCTTTTCGCTGACAGCCCTATGCCGCAAAAAGACTACCTACTCAAGAAACAGCAGATATCTGATAAGATTGCTTCCTGCCAGCAGCAGTTGCACCGCCTTGAGCAGAAATCTCTCTTTACTTCTACGCTATCAGATGAACAGTTCGTGTTCCGCGCCTCGTCTCTGCTCCTGCAAAAAACGCTTCGCGAGCGGCGCATCGATGTTCAGCAGCTCACCACTGACGTAGGCCGCCCGGCGCTCAAGGACTTCATTCTTTCCATTATCGAGAGCATCGTCAGCAAAGACGGCAAGGTGATAGAGCTCACTTTCCGCAACGGCATGACGCACTCCTTCCGCTATGACGCATGAAAAGGCGCCCGCCTCCTTCCTGGAAGCGGGCGTTTGTGCACTTGCAATTTATTCGTTTTCGTGGTCGTGCATGTGCTCGAGCTCGTAGAGTTCCCTTTCCCGTTCCTCCTCCGGCTGTTGAGCTCCGATATACATTGCATCCCCAATGTATCACTGAGTCAACTGCAACATTTCCTGCTATTATAGTTTACTTATTATTATATTCTCCGTAAATATCTTTTCACCCCCTAGGATGTCCATATATTAAAGGAAAGGTAGTGTCTTTTGCACCTCATCATATTTTTACGACACCCTTATCTATTGCAGACAAAATGCAGACAAAAAAGGCGGCAAGGATTGTCCCCGCCGCCCTTTTGCAATCAGAATTGAACCGCCACAAAGCCCCTTATGCCGCTGCTGTCTGCTGCTGCACCGTCTGCAAAATCTGCTTGCCGATGTAGATGCCGATCTGCACGGCGAACGGGATCACGATGGCGTCGCGAATCTTCGTCCAGCCTGTCTCATTCGTTGCCTGTTCCTTCACCTTCGCGGTGAACTGCGCCGCGTACTCCTCGACGACGGGTACGCCCGCCTCGAGGAAGTTCGCAAGGAACTGCTGCTTCGTCTCCTCGACGACGTTGAGCGTGCCCTGCTTCATTGCGTCGAGCGCGCCGTCGCGAATGTCTGTCCATTTACTCATCATTAACCATCCTTTCTAATCCTTAAAGCATTGGTATGTATACCAGAGCGCCATCATGCCCCGACCGCAGGAGGTACGCTTGCCGTTGTAGCTGACGCGCCTTGTCAGCCCGTTCCTGTGTACTCTCAAGACCTCTCCGTAGTCGGGGGACTGGCATATCCACTCACGCCGAGACAACCATGCCGCAAACGCGGGAATGTCGGTGAGCTTTACGAGCCCGATCCATTTCCCGCGCTTTGCCGATATGTCCATCTGGCGAAGCTCTGCATTGGTAAATAGAGGCTTCACCGTAGCGCCTCCCAGTCGTGTGTCAATCATGCGAAAATCGCACGATGCGGTTTGCGCATCAAAGCGTCTGTTCGTAGTCTGTCACGCCGCGCGCGATTGCCCGCGCAAACTCATCCGTCTTACCCGTCAAGAGCGCCGCGTCCTCGTCATTATCGATAAACGCCATCTCGACGAGCACGGCGGGCATATCTGTCTGCCGCAGGACGAGCAGCCCAGGGCGACTCTTGATGCCGCGGTCGGTCGTGTCAAGCGCGTCCACGATCTGCGACTGGATGCACTGCGCGAGCTGTGCGCCGTTGTTGCCACTGTCCGCGTCATAACATTCGACCTCCGTTCCGCGCGCTACGCCATTCGCCGCATTGCAGTGGATGGAGACGAAGACGTCTGCCGCCCAGTTATTCGCATCACCGCAGACCGTGCGCCCCTGGCGATCGGAGTACTCCGACTCCCCCGCGAGGTTATCACTCTGCAAAATGCGGCACTCGCACCCTGCCGCCTCGAGGTAGTCCACGACGAGCGCACCGACCTCAGCCGCTACGTCGCACTCGCGCAAGCCGCTATTCGGATTGACAGCGCCGGAGTCGTGTTCTTTGTCGTGTCCCGGGTTGATAAATACCTTCATTTCACATCGTCCTTTCTCTGATATGGCGACATCTTGTAAATGGGAGCCTCCATCCGTGCTACTTCCTCTTCGTAGAAATGGTACTGCCGCGCAAGGGCGGCGAACTTCTGAAACGCCTCCGCAAAGAGTACGTACTGGAGCGCCGGGATGCGGTTATCCATGCGCGTCACCTCCTCCGTGCGCGATGGCCGTCCGGCCGAGATAGCCGATGAGGCCGCTTGCGATTGTGTTCTGCATCTCAGTACTGCCGCCGCAGAAAATGGTGGCAAGCAGCGCGGCAACGAGCCCGGTACCGACGATGAGATCCGTCGTGATTTTCATCCGTGCGCCCTCCCTTCCAGCCTGTCGATGCGATGATGGGCGGAGCGCACGGATTGGTCTACTTCGGCGAGATGTACCTCCAGTTCCTGCCGCTGCTTGCCGCTCTCTTTCATTTCGGCTCTCATCTCATCAATGGCTTTCTGCAAATCTTTGATTGACGCGTTGAGTGGACGCAGGACGGCAAAAGAAAACGCGGCTCCAACGACGGCCGCGATTGCTGCTATCTGTGCGATTGTTGCAAGTACGCTCATAAGCCCTCCTTTCTCTCCTCTGTGTATTCATCACCCGCGGTGGCGGCGGGCTGTGCGTGTGTACGAAAGTCATGCTCCGCGCTCCGTCAGTAGCCCGCCTTATACCAATCCGGCTGCTCATCAATCCACTTCTGCGTGAGTGCACGATACTGCTCCGGCACATCCTCGATCTTCATGTACTTGAAGATGACGAGACGCCCGTACATTCTTGCCATAAGTTCTACCATTTTTTGTTTCCTCCTTTATTACTTCACTTTCGCTTCGAGCGCGGCGACGCGGGTCTCAAGCCCAGCGATAATCTGTGCGATTTCTGCGATAGATGCGGTTGCGGCCGCGGCTGCGTTCGTCGCGTCGAGCAGCGCATTCTTCGTCTGCTGCTCTTTCTGCGCCGCGCGCTTGCGCGGCAGGTTTGTATGCTGTGTGATAAACATTGATGCTCACCTCCTTATTTACTCATTGAAGAAGCAGGACAGGTCTTCGATGTAGTTCGGACGCGCTGCCCAATCGTAAGAAACGCTGACGGCTTCGCCTTTGGCCGCCGTCACTTGCAGAACGTCCGTTGCATCGCGGTACTTCCACTTCGCGCTCGCGGGCTTGACCGAGATCGTCTCTGCTTTCGCGTGATGCTCGAGCTTGTAGCTCTGCGTCTCGCCCGTGCCTGTGCCGAGTGCTGCATCTTTGACGCTGCCGGTCTTCTGCGTGATGTTGACGCGCACGCAGCCGATCGGGCCGCGCAGGTCGCTGTCCTTCGTCGCGATGTAATCGAACTGGTCAAAAACGAGGTTGTTGTCTTGCTTGTCCGGGTACTGCGTGTCGTGCGTCATCGACTGGAACTGCTCCGCTGTCCAGCCGTAGATGTAGTCTGCGGTGATGGCCACGCCGCTATCCGCCGTGCACGTCACCTGCCCATCGTTCGGCGAGTAAGAGTACTTCGACGCCGCCTGCCGCACGCCGTCAAAGTAGAGCGCGAAGCCGTGCGACGCGAGGCCGTCCATATGCTTGAGCGTGTACGTGTGTGCTGTGCCGTCGCCCGTGCCAAGCACCTCGCCCGTGACGTTTGTCGTCGGTTTGCGCAGGGAGATTTCCGCGGAGAACTCCGTGTCCTGAACGACAGGATGCTTGAGGATAAGGTGCGCGCGATTGATGTTGTTGACGAAGTTGTACGTCTTGCTGATGCAGACGCCGGTGCCCTCTGTGAATACCGCTACGCTGTCCGTGCGATGCTTAATCGTGACGCTGTTGACCTTCGCCGTGCTGCTGCCGATCGTCGGCGCTGAGAGTACGTACTTAAAGCGGATTGCCAGCGCTTTCGTTGCCGGGTTGGTGACATAAGAGCTGTAGTCTGCATAGTCCGTCCACGTATCGCCGCTGGTGTTGGCAGACGCGAGAACCGTCGCAGTTCCGCCACCGGCCTCGGTTTTGTCAACGTCAATAGACAAGATTTCAACAGGCTCAGTACCGAGCGTCACGGTGTTGCTCGCAACGGTTTCTTCTGAGACGGTCGCACCTGTCTCGCCGTTGATAGTGATAGACGTGAGCGACGGCTGCGCGTCATTCGCCGTTGTGTACGCGATTGCGAAGTTCACCTTCTTCCCCGCAAATCCGATGAGCGCGCTCGCAGGGATCGCGTTGATCTCCGCGACGCTGTTGCCTTCGCTTGCGACTGATGCCGCCGTGAGCGACTGCGTCGCTACGTCTTTCCACGCGCTCGTCGCTGCGTCGTACTTCTGCCACGTGTCTGCGACTTTCGTGACAATCTTCACAGATGTTCCGTCCGGCTCTGTCGATACGGCGGCAATCCCGGTGACAGTCGGGAATGTGGACGCGTCCGCTTCACTCGCGGTCGTCGTCATGATCAGCGTTCTTTTTGTTGCCATGATATTCTCCTCTCTGGCATTTCAACCACCTCAGTGTCGAGATGGTCGTTTGCTTTGCCTGACAATGCTTTGTGTAGCCGAGAAACGATGCGACGCGCGGCTTTACATCGTCTAAGTCGATGACGCCGCGCTTGTAGTCATGCGTGAGCTGCTTAAAGCGGATTTTCGCGGCTTTGATGTTCCGCTTACGCGGAAGGATATGCGTCGCCCATGTGCGGTAGCCGCAGAAATCTACGCCGCGTGATGCAGGGAAAACTTTCGTGCGCCGGTTGAGCTTGAGCCTCAGATGACAATCGAGCAGCCACTTGATGTCCGCGAGATTTCTCCACAGATCGGTTTTTGAATTTGCGACGATGATAAAATCGTCCATGTATCTCAAATACCTCTTTACTCTCATGCACTCTTTCACGAAGTGGTCGAGCGTGTTGAGATATATATTCGCGGCGAGCTGGCTTGTGAGCGCGCCGATCGGGATGCCTTTGCCGTCGCTGCCGTAGCTGTCGATAATCCTGTCCCAAACTTCGAGCAGCCGCTTGTCTTTGATTGTCTGCCGGATGATACGCTTTAACACCTCATGATCTACGGTGTCGTAGTAGTGCGAGATGTCGCATTGTAAGACGTAGACGCGCCCGTCGTTTGCCGCGCTGCGCAGAAAGTGCTGTAGCCGCTTTATCGCGGCGTGCGTCCCCTTGCCCGTCATACTCGCGTAGCTGTCGTAGATAAACTTGCGCTCGAAGAGCGGCCGCACGGCGTCCACGATTGCTCTATGCAAGATCCGGTCGCGGAAAGATGGCGCGTTGATGACGCGTCTCTTTACCTCGCGGCGGCTCTCAAAATCGTAGTACGCCTGTGGTCGCCATGTGCCGCAGTTCAGCTCGAGCACCATGTCTGAGATTGTCTCTTCGATATGCGAGCCGACGCCCATGATTTCGTGCTGAAAATGCCGCTTCTGGCGTGCTTCTTCGTAAGCGTGTAAGAGTACTTCAAAGCCTACAATCTGTTCCCAGAGTCCATCGTATCGTTTCATCTTTTCTCCTGTGTTCACGCCGTGCCGCGTTGGCTGGCGGCGCGGCGTCTGTTCCCTGTTTTCCCATCCGTGGGACGGACGGCACTCCCAAATAAATGGCACTGGAAGGAGCCGTGTTGCGGCTCCAGCTTCTGGCCGTGTATCTATCTGCGAGGCGAAAGCCGATGTTGGAGTTCGAGTTCGAAGCGCCATTGTTCACATTGAACGTGAACAGGCCGTCATTCGCCCCGTTGTTCCAACTGCCGCCTAGTAAAAGCGTCGCCCTAATGCGAATCATTTCTTTTCTGCTGCCTTGGTTGCGTAATATTTTTTCAATCCGCCGACAATCCTGCCAGCTTCGTTCAGATGTTCTATCCACTCTCCACGCTTGCCGCCTGAGATGTACCCAAGTCCGTAAGCTTCGCGCACCAGCGTCCGCAAGTACTCGAGTTCGATGTCGATGTCTTGCAAGGTTGTTTTCTTGTAGTACTTGAGCTTAAAACGGATGATGTCGTGCATCGTGTCGTCTACTGCGGTCTGTATCTGCGCGCAGAGCAAAAACCGTTCTTTCTTCGGAAACTGGAAAAGCGCGGCATGCGTGTAACGCTGGATGTCCTCGAACTTTGTTTGCAGCAAAAGCGGATTCCGCGCGTGGTCAAACATGTCTGCCTTGCTTTTTACCATTTCTGTTTCCCTCCTTTGCGCCCGCGCTGTCGCGCGGCGCGTCAGTACTCAGCCTGCCAGTTTACAGATCGTATTTTGCGAGGCGAAAGCCGAGGGAGGAGTTCGAGTAAGAAGCGCCAGAGTTCACAGCGAACGTGAACAGGCCGTCATACGCCCCGTTGTTCCAACTGCCGCCTAAATAGAGCACGCAGTTCTTGCCAGCCCATACGCCGTCGGCTGTAGACGCCGAGAACGCCTTGCCGCTGCCATCGTCAGACGGGATAAAGAGCTCGTCGAGGCTGTACTGATCTGTACTGCCAGAAGCGAAACCCTTGTCCGCAACGACCTTGCCAGTGTCGACGTAGGTCTGATTGCCGTTCTTGTCCCAGATGAGCACCTGACCGCTTGCGCCTGTCTTGAGCCCGTCGCAAATCTCCCACGCGTCTGCCCAATGGTCGTAGATGCCGCGCCAGGTGGCGTTCGTGGAGCCGGTGGCAACTACACCCGAACCGTTAATATTGCCGTTGCCGATGATGCTCTGCACATCCGGCGCGCCCATCTCAATGAGCATGAGGAGTGAGATGGCCTGATACTCATAGACGCTCTCGATGTGCCAGCCTGCTTGTTCTCCGGTGCCGGTGTTGCGTTTTGTGCCTGCGCTGATAGCGTCCGGCGTGTTGATGTTTACCCAAGGCGTCTTGCCGGGAAGGCTCTGCGGTTTGCCGCTGCCGTCGTTGCTCGCCTCGTACGCGCCGATGAGAAAATAATCGAGCTCCTGCCCCGCCCGCATAAACGCTGGATGGCAGTGGTAGCCATCCTCTTTGTTCTCCGCAATCATCCAGACGCGCTTTCCGGCAAGCTGCGAACCCTCGGGCGCTAAGCCTCCTTTTACGTAAAATTTCGGGATTTTCACCATCTTCTGGCCGTCTCGTGTGACAGCTTCGATGGCATTGTACGGATATACGTTGTTAAAATCCAGTCCGTTCGGATATGCCATGTTTATTCCTCCTTTATGCCAGGTCTGCTTGTGCGAGCGCGTCGCCGTCGACGTTGACATTAACCCAGTTCGTGCCGTTCGCGGTGCCGCCTGGAGCTTTGAGCGCGATGCCGTATGCAGGCGTGCCCATCACGATCTTACCGTCCTTTACATGGCCGCCTTTTACCACAAACGCCGCCGGATCGCTGAGGCTCACGGCCGCCGCGAGCGGCTTTTTTGTGTTACTGCCGCTGAATGCATCCGTACCAGCAAGCTCCGCCGTCTTAGTATTTCCGCCGCCATAAGCGCGGCCGTTGTAGAAGGCAATCGACGAGCGGTAGAGCTTCACGCGCCCCTCTGTGTACTGATTCTTAACGTTCTCGTAGAGTACGACGCGCTTGATGCTGCCGGACACGTTGATGCTCTTGACCTGTACTTCCTCTGTCTTCTCTCCGTCGGTGAGCTGGTAATGCGCGCCGATAATGAGGTTCGAGCTGTCCTCCACGTCGATGCTGTCGTCTCCGGAGACGACGGATTTGACCTTGACGACCGTCTGATCGATTTCGTCCGCGCCATCCGCGAACGTCTCAAAAAGTGCGTTGTCGTAGCCGTCCGGGTCGATGCCCGCCGCCTGAATGTCCTGATAGAGATTGCCGACAAGGCGCTCGAGGTGATTGATGCGGCTGTTCTGACTGCCCGCGTCAAGCGCTTTAATCATCGCTACGATCTCGTTGTACCTGTCGTTACCGCCGATGGCCGCGACGTCGTCTTTGAGTGCTTCGAGCTTTGCCTTGAGCCATTCAGTACGGTTGGCCAGCCCCTGCGTTGGCAGATTATCGACGCCGTTCCTGCCGCCGATGATGTAGTCATTGGCTTCCCACTGATAGATGCCGTCTACCCACTCTGCATTGACCGGCAGATGGTTGATTTCGTGCCGTGTCCCGGTCCCGTCTGTCGCCGGGCCGAAGCCGATGTAATCATTTTCGTTCATGCTGTCTTCCTCCTCTTTTAGAAATGCAAGATCCAGTATCCCTTGATCTGGATGTCGTCCTCCTTCTCAATGAGCCCGGTCCGCACACGGTGGGAGAACATGGTCCCATCTGCGCAGAAAAGTCCGAACTCGTGGATCTTGAGGCCATTGGCTTGTGTGTTGTCGATGAGAAAATCAAAGCGCGCGTCTTTCCCGTCGACGGATGCAGATGCCAGCGGAAAAAGCTGCTGCTCCGCTAGTTCCGTGTCTGTCGCTGCTTCCTGCGCGCTACCACTGCCGACGCCGATCCTTGTGATACAAGATCCGCTTTTCCCTGCCGCCAGCTCCGCGAGGCGGATGCGCCCCGCATCTACGACAAGGTTGTGATCGTCGATGCGATCGATGATTTTCCCGTCCTTGTAGACGGCGAGGTGAAAGTCGCCTCTACAAGGCTTTGTGCTGTCTTGAAATACCATGCGTGTTGCCTCCTCTGTCATGTGTCGTCTTGCCGGAGCGGATGAGACTGCCATCGTGGGCGAGGTGGAAGCCGCCCGCTCTGTTGATACTGCCGCTCCGCGTCCTGCATTTGATGACCTCTATGCCGCCGCTCTCGTATGCTGTCGCCGTCATGCCGCGTGTGCAGCTGCCATCTCTACGAGCGCTGCCGCTGTAGGTCAGGCGCTGCCGCAGGCTGTCTGCGAAGCTGCTGAGACTTGCCGCCATGCTGGCGGTCTCCCGCGCAGCCCCGCAGATGTCGTCGAGCTCTGGGTATTTGAGCCGCAGCGGTGCCTCTTTCTTCGGTCTTCTGATGCCGCGCCCGCCGCTGACGGCGTCGTGTATGACGTCGATACGGCGCTTGGTGCCGCCGCCGTCCCGCCGGAACATGCAGTTGCGGCGTATCGAGCCGTCGTGCAGGTTGATATCTCCGCCGTCGCGCCGGATGCGCCCGTTGCGCTGGCGGGCTCTCGTGATCGTCAGGGCACCGCCGGAATCTACCGGATGCGACGTAAGGCCATGTCTGCCATTATCATCGCGCTTCGCAATGCTGTTGCGCGGCAGGTAGTCGTCGAGCACGTCCTCAAACGTCGCTGCGCCGTCTCCGGCGAGCGTGATGAGCAGAACGGAGAAATCTTCCATTTGTGCCGGGTACTCGATCCTCCACGGCTTTTCCCCGCGCCGCATGCACCGCCCGTCGTGTTGTAGCGTGCCGTCTCGCGTCGCTTTGCCATCGCTCCGAAAGATATAGTCGATGTGCTTCCCCCATCGCGGTGCCGCGGTTGCATCGAAGCCGCAACGCGCGAGCGTGCCATCTCGGATGCGCTCTGCTTTGCGGCAGATCGTGCCGCCGCGTATGCGCGCGCCATCGTGTTTATCTGCTTTGATGGGGATGCCATAGGGCACGTCGTCGTCCAAATGAAAAAGCGAGGCCGCCCAGAAATCGCTGTCGCTACCATCGGAGACATATTCGTCATCAAAAAGATCTCCGTAAAGCGTATGGCAAATATTGTATGCAAGATGCGCAGGCTTATACGTCTCAAGCGCCTCCCGCAGCCCCGGAAGGTCACTCACGCCGCCATGAAGATACACGCGGAAACGATTCTCCTCATTGTGCTCCTCGATCTCCGCCGCCTTGTCGACGGTATACCGGGCGCAAAGCCGCGCCATGAAATCAAGCGTGCTGACCTGCCGCCCCTGCAACTTGAGCAAAATCCTGTTGCGCCGCTGCTCGTAGCTATCGCCTGCGTCCGGCTTGAGGCCCAGGATACGCTCCCAGTCTGTGAGACCCCAGGTGGCGGTATCGATGAACGCCTGTGCGAGCAAGTCGCGAATTTCCAGGCGCTGCCGCTCGTGCTCCTCCGACTCAATGGCGAGCACCCGCCCCAGCGCGGGATCGCCGCGCACGAATTCCGGCAGATACTTCGAGATATCTGCCTTCTCGTCTCTAAGCCAGCCCATGCAGCACGACCTCCTCTACCGTCAGCATCTCATCCGCCTGCGCCTTGACGCGGGAGGAGCCGTTGAGCGTGACCACACCGACGTCGCTGACGCTCGGCTGATTCATCAACAGGTCGATGACGCGCGCCGCCGAGAGCGTCGCCATCTCGAGACTGTGCGCAACGGCGTAAGCATTGACGTCCGCCTTGAGCTTCTCCGCGTCCGCCGTTCCCTCGACCTCCGCCTCAATCTCCACCGGCTTCGGCGTCGTCGTGACAACGCTCACTGTCGCACCGATGGGGCGCACGCTCTCGATATAGTCCGCGACTTTTTTGATGAGCGTATCAGATGCTGAGCCAAGGTTGCTGTCGATGATGATGACCTTTACTGTTCCGGGCCCGTTCCAGAGCGGCAAGACTTTGCAATTTCCCACGCCCTCGACGCTCATCGCCCAGTTGTAGTAGTGGTAGACATTTCCACTTGTCGCAGGCGTGCGCACGGCGACCCGATACCGCTTGAGCAGCGCCGCATCCGTCTCCTCGTCGTAGCCGTCGTGCGCGGCAGCCTCATTCGTGACCGCGTGGACGCCCGGAATAGATGCGGGGATGTGGTTCACTTTTCCTGCCGCGACATTCCCTGCCGCCCCCTTCGCCTGCGCCGTCGCGCTGACGGTTGTTTCCCCATCCTCGCCGATGGTCGCAGTCAGGTCCGTGCGAAATTGTACGCTGCCATCCGCCGTATCGAAGAGGGACGCTTTCGGCACGCGTGCGCCCGCTGTGCCTGTGAGCGTGAGCGTCACCTGTGCGGCTTGCGCTCTCTTGCGGTCGATGCCATACTCTGCCGCGCGCGCGGTGAGATACTCACCCCATGCGGTATCTGCAAACATCGCCTGAGATATGAGATCCATCTCCGCATAGGCGTTCTGAAACTCGATGGAATTTGCGTTGATAATGTCACGCGAAAACGAGCCCTCGATAGCTGTCTTATCGTCTACTTTCGCGAGCTCTCCCACCATGCGAGCCTGTATATCGTCTTTGTACTGTGCCGTAAACGAGCTCATACACTCACCTCCTCCACGAGCTCACCGTAGATGCTCGTAAGATAAACCGTCAGCGTCAGACGGTCCTTCTCGCGCTCCGTGATTTCGATGCGATTGACAGACTGGATATAGGGATTCACGAGCAGGCACTCTTTGACCGCCGCGGAGATATTCGCCGCGTTCTCCTTACTGTTTGCGTGCTTGCCGATGTAGCGCTCAAGCTCCGCGCCATAATCGCAGGAGGCGTCATAGATGCCGTGGCGGTAGCTCTCATAGCGGTAACGCTCCGTCTTGAGCGCCTTATAAATCCACACCTTGAGCGCCTCGTTCCCCGCGACGGTAATATGACGCCCCGTATCGTCGTAAAGAAACACATCATGCTCGAAATCCCACGCCCATTCCTTGAGCAGCGGCAGTTCATCCGCGGCCGCGCTCGTATCCGCAGCGGAAAGCGCCACGAACGGGTTCGCCATTAGAACCGCCTCCGATCCGGCCGCACGAGCTTATCGAGAATCATATACTCCCGCTTGCTCCTGCCCTTTTCGTCTTGCGAGAGAATCGGTAGCACTGCCACCTTATCCCCCGCTTTGAGCGTATCCGTCCACGTCTCATCATTGTCGACGGGATGGTTATGGCTCTCATACGCCGCGTCGCCGCTGCCGCCGCCCGCGAAGGACGTCGCGCCAACGACATGGCGCGTATAGCCAGAGAGCAGATACTCGCTGATATACGTCTCCGCGGGCTCCAGGAGAATACCGTTATACGACACCTGGAGATTCGGCGGCGGCGTCACCACCGTTCCCACAGACGCGACGGGCGCCTGCTCTGCCCGGCCCGCGCTGCGCATGAGCCCGAGCATCTCATCGTATGGATTCTCATGCATCTTCCCGCCTCCTCACATGTGAGATGTCTTGATAATCTTCGTTGGGTAGAGACCGCCCATATTGTAAAAATCACCGCCGCGGACAACCTGATTCTGACTAGAGCTGTTGCCGACATACTCGCCACCCGGCCCCGCGGCAATAACAACGTGATCGTTGTCGCCATAGACGATAACATCACCTTTCTCGACTTGTGATGCGTCAAACGGAATGCAGTTATCGCCTGCGTCGGCGACCATTGTCGGAACATAGACGACGCCATTTTGGCACTCCTGCGCGAGGAACGGCGAGTAATACGAGCCGATTTTCCCAACTGCTTCGGCGCAGCCGTTCGCGCCGTTGTCCATCGTCGCGCCCAACCATGCACTAGCCCCCGCGTCGAGTCCTTCATCTACGGGGTTTGAGCCTGTGCCCGTCTGCTTGTCGGGGTTCGGCAATGGATTCACATTGCCTTCCTTCGACGCGTTCGCGCCATCATCCGGCGGCACAATATAATCAAGTGTGAGCGACATCGTGTGCAGATTGTTCTCTATTTTGTGCGTGTCGCTCGTGATGAGGAATGTCCCCTTGATCTGCTCCTCCTGCACCTCGACCGCGTAACCCGCGATACACTGGATATTACCTACGGCCTCAACCGTGCTGTGCTCCTGCACCTTTTTGAGCATGGCGCGCGCGCATTTCTCTGTGTTGTGCTTGTCATCGACCTTGTATAGCGCCTGGAGCAGGCCGTATTTCTTCACATCATCGTCATTGTGGACGTAGCCCGTGATATTGCCGTCTTTGTCGCAGATGCCAACCTGATTGATCATATCTTCGATGGATGACGCGTGCGCCGCGCCGGTGACAGTGCCCGTATCAGAAAGGATGAGATGCTCGATCTTCTCGTCCGCGCGCACGGCCTCGAGCTTCTGCTCGCCCGTCTTCTGGTCGATTTTCATGAACACGTTATAGCGCCATCCTGTAGTTGCCGTTGCAACCTCAAGCGCCTGCTTGATGATGTCGCTCCCCGCTTGATCGTCCGCGATGAAGTCGCAAATGTTATCGAAATCGGAGAGTTTCAGCTCGCCGGCCTTGATGGCGAGTGCGCCGCAGACTTGCTTAATAACATCGCGGATCTGACAATTTGAAAACTTCTTCGTCAGATGCGACTTACAGAGATAGATGAGATTGTCATAAGCCGTCAGCTCCATCGTATCACTGCCGCTCTTTCGGTCCCGCAGGAAGATAACGCCATTGAAGAGCTTCAGCACGCTGCCGTCCTCCTGCGTGACGGAGAGCTCAACGCGGTCGCCGAGCTCTAGTTTGAGGTTCTGGAACGTTCTGTCCCTCACAGTGTAAGCAATCACGAAATCGAGCTTGCGCGCCGCCTGGCCGAGCGAGCCCGACCATGTATAGGACGTAACATAAGGCGTGATGTCCACGCCCTGCGTCACGTCTTTCAGCGCGAATACCTCTCCCACGCGCTCACCTCCTCATAAATGCTTGCCGTTGATGGAAATATAGTTCTTGCCGATGGCGATGAGGTCGCCTGCCTTGACGCCGCCCTTCTTCGCAATGGCCTTATAGACATCGAGATACCCGGCCTGCTGTTTTGTGAGACCGCTCGACGCCATCGCGCCCGTGATCGCGCTCATGGGCGACTGCCCCGCGAGCATCCGTTTTCCCGCCGTCGCCGCCGTCCGCTCGAGCCATGACCGTTTCGGCCGCTGCTTGAGTCCTGTCTTTTCGTCGGCGACATCCGTCGTCTTGACGATCTCACGGTACTCTTTAAGCTTTAGAGTGTAGTACACATCGCCCGTTCCGTCCTGCTCGCCGTACTTGAACGATTCAATGAGACAAGGAAAGGCAATCGGCGTCCCCGTGATAGAGAGCGAGAGCGGATACCCGCTCGTTCGCCACTCCTCAAGCGTCTCAACGTAGGAATAAGGATCCGTCGAACTCCCCGCAGCGGAGAAATTGTAGTCATGCGCGGGGAAAAACGAGGAAAGCGAGACTGATTTCAGTCCAGTTTTCCCCATCATGTTGTATTCGCCCGCGTTCTCAATACTGATTTTCCCGTTCTGATTAGACACGGCACACTCGAAGCTCGCGGGCGTAATAGGTATGACGAGTGACGCGCCCCGACAGGAAAGCATAATGTCTCCGCCTCCGCCACCGTCGCCAAGAAAATTAGAAAGCGCGCGGCTCGCGGCAGCTTTTGCTAGGCCGCGCACTGTATCGCCGAAAAGACTCATGCAAGTGCTCCTTCCATGCTGTTGATGGCGTACGACTTCATGCGGTAGACAAGCGCCTTCGCGATGTCGTCGATGTCCTGCTCCTCGCGTACGACGATGGTATCGGCGAGCTTCGGGATAGAAATCGACACGCTGCCGCCGCGGCGCGCCGACGCCTCCGCCGCGCCCTTTCGGTACTCCTGCTTAAGACTTTCGGAGTGTGGGATGATCTGCGCGCCCGTCGGCAGCTTGACAATCTCAGGCCCCTGCTCGTGCATCCACGTGACGCCGCCGGGGAAATACGTCGTACCGGTCCAGTTGCCGTCCGCGCTCTCTTCTTCCGCGCTTGCCGCCGTCTCCTTCGCCGTGTGTGCCTTGCCGATGATGCGGTCGAGCATGCCACTAATACCGTCGATGAAATCGCCGAAAATACTCTTGATGCCGTCGATGATGCCCGTGAAAATGTCCTTGATACCGTTCCACGCCTGCTCCCAGTTGCCCGTAAAGACACCCGTGAGGAAGTCAATCACACCGCCGAAAACATCGAGCCCCATGGAAACGACATCCGCGATGACGTTGAACGCCGTCGAGACTACAGCCGCAACAACCGCGAACACCGCAGAGAACACCGCGCCAAGCGTATTGATGACGACGGAGATAATGCCTACGTTCGTCTGTGTGCTGCCCGTGATAGCTGCCCAGAGCGCCGAGAGCTTCTGCCCGACGCCCCGGAATTTGTTCGCGAGCCGCTCGAGATGCCCCGAGACCGACGCCACCGCCGCGGAGAACGTGCCCTTGATATGCGTCCACACCGTCCCGATGACCTGCTCGAAGAGCCGCCAATGCGTGATGACGAAGCCGATAACCACCGTGAGCGCGAGTAGCGCGAGGCCGACGGGGTTCGCCGCGAACGCCGCCCGCAGCAGCGTGAGGCCGTTCCTCATATTGAGCACGAGCCGCACGAACGATGCGCCGAGCCGCGCGACATTCCCTGGCACGGCGCGCAGTGAAGCGATGATAGATGAGATATGGCCGCGCACCGCCGCAGAGACTGCCGAAAGCGCCCCCGGCACCTTTGAGAGCGCGAGCACGAACCGCAGCGGTGCACTGCGCAAAAGATTTCCCGCACCGCGCATTCGCGCAGCAGTGGCAATCATCGTTTCCCCCATGCCGGAAAGCATACCGCGAACCGTGCCCGCTGCGCCCGGCATTGCAAGCAGCGCACGATGGAAAAGCCCTGCCGCACCTTTGCTGTTGTTAAAATCAAGTGCGAGCTTTAAAAGTGAGCCGCGCAGCGCTCCATACATTGTTATGGCCTTGCCGACAGCCATCACCGATGCACCAAAGACGACGATGCCTTGTAGGACGTTTATGATGAGCGCTTTCTGCTCAGGCGATAGGCTCTTGATAGCCTCCGCGAGCGCTTTGATGGCGCGTGACGTACGCAGGAGCAGCGGCGCGAGCGCCTCGCCGAGATCCATGCTGGCATTCTTCAGCTCGTTCGTGGCGATTTTCATCGCCCGCGTCGGATCGTTCTTCGCGATGTCCATAAAGACGCGCTCCGTGATGCCCGCCTGGTCGCTCATGGCCGCGAGCGACTTCGTGAAGTCCTCCGCGCCCGCGCCCGTGAGGGAAAGCATCGTCGTCAGCGCGCGCGTATTGCTGAAGAGCTGCCCCATTACCTCGACGTTGCCGCCCGTCTTCTCCTTGACTTCCTCCATAAACTTTGCCCAGCCGACGCTCTGGAGATGCGCCGCGGAGAAGTCAATCCCGAGCTGCTGCGCGGCCTTCGACGCCTCAGTCGACGGCTTGATGACACTGTTGAGCGCAGCCCGCAGGCCTGTGATAGCCTCAGGCGTCTGGATGCCGTTCTTTGTGAGAGACGCGAGAGAAGCGAAGAGCTCCTCCGTTGTGACATTCAGCTGCTTCGCGATCGGCGTCACCGAGCCGATGCTCTGCGCAAGCTCTCCGAATGTCGTCTTGCCGAGATTCTGCGCGATGAGCATCTGGTCGGTGATTTTGCTCGCCTCGCTCGCCGACATGCCGTAGGAGTTCAGTACCGTCGTAACGCCGTTGATAGCCGTTGTTGCGTCCGTGTAGCCCGCGATAGACGCCCGCGTCACCGTGCCGAGGAACTCTGTCACATGTGCGGCGTCAACGCCCGCGGAAATGGCCTGATACTCCGCCTCCGCGAGGTCGGTGACGCTCTCGCCTGTCTCATCCGACACCTTGCGCACGCCATCAGAAAGCTCCTTGACGCTCACCGTCGTCTTATCAACGAGTGTCGACACCTTCTCCATGCCTGCCGCGAATTGTGCGTGCAGTTTAAGGCCGCTCATGGCAGCCGCCTCGAGTGGCGCGGAGATGAGCGCGATTTTCGTGCCGAGCTCCGTGATGCTCCGCCCTGTGCTCTGGATTTCCTTCGCGACGCGTTTCTGTGTCTTTGCGTGTTCAGTTAGCTGTTTGCTCGCGTTCTCGAGCACCGGCGTGAATTGATCCTTGAGCCGCAGCACGGCGTCAATGATTGTGCTCATACATTCTCCGCCTCCTTTCTCGCTTTCTCAGCTGCCTTTTCCCGCAGCCTCAGCTCCTGGTTCATGAGCGCATAGATGATCTTGCGTTCATTCTCTCCCATCGCCGTAATTTGCCCCGGGGTGATGTGATGGTAGTAGAACAGCCAGAACCACAGCACGGCCTCGCCGTCTGCTTCGCCGTCATCATCCCCGGTCGTCAGTTTTTTACGATGTCGTCGACCTCCGACTGCTGTTTCTTCGTGCCGCAGAGGCTGGAAATCTCATTCGAGATATCTCCAATCTCTCCCGGCAGGAAAAGCTTTTCGATGAGATCGTCCGGCGTCGCCGCGCCGAACTTCTTCAAGAGGTCTTTATCCTTGAAGCTCGGATCCGTGACGCCGTTGACGATGACATCGATGCCGATATGGTAGTTGTCCTGAGACTTGACGCGCCCCGTCTTTGTGTATGTCGTATGCATCTCCGTAATGTCCGCGAGGAGCTGCGTCGGCAGGGAACGGAGATGGAGCACAAACGGCTCACCGAGAAGCTCGGAGAGCCGTTTGATTTCCATATCCTTCTCAGGCTTTTCCGTCATGCGTTTCGTATCGGCGCGCATGAGCTTGTCAAGCATACTCATCTATGGTTCCTCCTCATGCATCCGCGCTATCGAGCACGTCGTAGTCCTGGAACGTGAAATTGTACGATTCCTCGCCGAGTTTACCGACGCTCCAATTAACGAGATCCACGCTGTCGAACACGCAGTGATAGAGCGCCACGCGCTCCGCGCCGACCGCATCCGGGTCGTTAACCTTCGAGATGATGGTAAACTCGACCTGCCGCCCTTCCTTGATGCCCGGCGCGAGCTTCTCGATGAAATACGAGCTGACCTTGTGCAGCTTCAAGCTGCCCTTGCCCGTATAGCCGACCACCTTATAGCCCTTCGTCATGTGCCCCGCCATCTTGACCTCGAGCTTGTCCGCCGTCAGCGTCGCCTTGCATTCCGTCGCCTCGGCAATCTTGTCGCCGTCGAGCCAGAGCTCGCTGCGAGTGCCGTACATGACCTGTTTTGCTTCCATAGCATCCATAAAAACATCTCTCCTTTATTGAATCACCGCATCGACCTTGATACTCTCGATTGCGTCGAGGATGGAGAGCTCCGCCTTGATAAACACGTTGTCGTGGATATTAGCCTCTTTGATCTCCTGCTCCTTCATGCTCTCGAGTTCGTCGCGCGTATAGAGACCGTTCGACTCCAGCCAGATTTTCGTCGCCTCGATATCGACGCTTGCAAGATTCTGCCCGCGCTCCAACTCGCGGAAATATCCGTTGATGGCCGCGATGAGCAGGCAGCGGTTGTCATAGCTGTTTGCGTACTTGCCGATATAGCTGTCATGACCTGTCTTCTCGATGTCGTCGTGGATCATATCCATGATATCGACCATCTTGATTTTCTGGAAATCCTCGCCCTTGTCCTGGATCGTCGTCACGAACGAATTGACGCCGCGCGCCACCTTGATTTTCTCCCCGTCGTTAAACAGGAAGAACTCACCCTTGGCAACCTTCGCGTCCATTTCCTCTTTCGTGTACTGCTCCACCTCGACGAGCTCGGAGAGCGGCGCGTACGTGCAGGAAATCTTCATCGGCGTGCCCGCGATAAGCCCCGCGATGCGCGCGCAGTAGTCCGCCGCCGTGTACGTCTTCGACGCCGTGCGGATGAGTGTATTCGTGAAGTTGATAACGCCCTCGGAATCCGCCGCCGTATTTGGCAAGACGGCCTTGACCATCTTATCCTTCACCGTGCGCATGCCCTTGATCCACGTCGCCCAATCGTCTGCAGCCGATGCCGTGACGCCCGGAATAACGACGTAATCGAAGCGCACACCCTCGAGACGCTTCTGCACTGCCGTATAGTCGATGGTCTTCTTATCCTCGCCCGTCGCCGAAACGTTGAACGTCAGCACTTTCTTCGGCGCGAGCTGATAGCCCTTGAGCGCGAGCTTGATCTGCTCCTTCGAGTAGTCCGCCGCTTTCTCGGGAATGTCGTCGATCGTGTAAATGATCTTGCCGTCGATCTCGGGATCATCCGGCAGCACCATCGCGACGATGCCGCGCTCGCTGCGCGAGATCGCCGTGATGCCCTTCTCGCGGAACGCTACAACAACGTTCGGCATTTCTTTTGCCATAGTTCATACTCCTCTCTTAGTGGATGCGGTACGCCGCACCGCCGTTCTTTTCCTTGTGATGGATATGCTCGATGAGGTACTTCGTCTCCTCGCCCTCGCTGTCGTAGTAGGTAAAGGGGAGCGTCACCTGCACGATGTCCGCTTCCTTTCCATACGTCTCCGACGATACGCCGCCAAAATGCAGGAACCGCTCGCCGACTTGCAGACCGTGGCAGAACGCGCCCGCGACCGTATCCGCTACATCCATGAGCGCGAGCGAATACTGTCCGCCCTTCTTCGCGAAATATGTGATGAAGAGCGTGCAGTCGTTTCGCGTGATGTCCGCTTTTTCCTCCGTCGTCGTCTTGATGAGCTTGAGGAAGAAGCACGGCATCTGCGGCGCCGCGCGCGAATCTTCGAGGTAGACCTTCCGCTTCGGGTAGAGCTCGCCGAGCTTTGCTTTCGCCGCTTGCAGGATGTCGCTCTGCTTCAGCATATTAATCACCCAGTTTCTTTTTGACGTCCTTCATGTACTTCTCGAGCTCCTGCGCATAGACGCCGCCCGCCTCGAACTCCTGCACGGACTTCGCGAAGAAATGCCGCCCCTGGACGAAGCCGATATGCTTGCCGTGGACGATCTCCTCATGTCCGCGCTCAACGAGATGATAGTGCGGCGCTGTATTGCGCAGCTGATACTCGAGATCCTCGCCCTTCGTACCGACGATCTCGCTCTTCCAGCTCTTCTTGAGCTTGCTTTTGTGCTCGTAGCCGCTATCCGGCGTATTCTCCCGCGCGAGCTTCTTGAGCTTGTTGCCCGCCCGCGTCAGATGCTTCTCAGCCGTCGCCGCATACTCATTCGAGATAACGGTCAGCTTGGCCTTGAACTCATCGAGCCCATCGAAGGTAAGCGTGACCTCAGACATCGCCGTCACCTGCCCCGCGCTTCCGCTCCGTGCAGTAGAGCTCGAGGCTCTCATGCTCCATGAGCGGATCGACGACGCTCTGGATGTCGTAGACGTGCCCCTGATAGCGCACCTCCATATCCTCCGTCACGCCCTTCCGGTAGCGGATGACGACCTTGAGCGGCTGATCTTCGCGCGTCGCCCCCATCTCGTAAAGCTCCTGCCCCCGAACGGGCGCGATAGCGGCGGCGATGCCGCGGAAAAGGAGCGTCCTCCCCGCATAGTCAAAGCCGCCCTCATCCCCCTGCGCCGTGCCGTAGATGTCTACGCGGCGCGTGAGCGTCCCAGGGTTCGTGATCATGCGCCGTCACCTCCCGCGGGCGCGTAAGCGTCATTGAGTTCGATGGTATAGAGCACGCTTCGCAGCGAATACGGATACTCCTGCACATTCGCCTTCGAGAGCGGCGTCCTGTTCGTGTACCAATGCGCGACAAGCAGCTTCACGGCGAACCGCATGAGCTCATCGTCCTCGACGTACTTCTTGCCCGTCTGCCGCTCGATGAACGTCTCCGCCGTCTTCGCGAGCGCCTCCGCCTGTCTCAGCTCGTCCGTCTGGTCATCGTCGATATGCAAGTAGTTCTTGATGTCGTCCATATCCGCCATGCGGCATCAGCTCCTTATCTTCCCGTCGAGGACGCGGCGCCCTTTTTGACGAGCACGAGGCCGTTATCATCCACGACCTTGCCGTCATACAGGCCGACCGACTGATAGACCTTCGAGCGCGTCGGATTGTCGCGATACTGCACGAGATCCATCTCATACGCCGTATTGAGGATGTAGTTATCATAGTTGAACGCATAGGCGACGACATCACCCGCCTTTGCGTCGTCGAGCGACGGCAGATAGTCCGTGAACACGCACTTCTTGCCAAAAATCATCGCCACGGGCGCGCTGCCGTTGAAATTAAGCACTGCGACCGGCTTGCCATTCGCGTCCGTAATGCCCATGAAATCCCAGAACGTGCTCTCGTTCATCGTGAGCACCGTCCCTGCGGAATACGCGCCCGGGATTGCTTTGAGGATGGAGATCACATCCTTATAGGCGAGCGTCGAGGAAAGCGTCACATTGCGCTTCGCATCTTTGACCGCCGTCGTCGCGATACCCTGCGGCTTGCCATTGCCGTCACCAGAGACGATGGCGAGCTCAAGCGCTTTTGTCATCGCGCGCGCGACATTCTCCGCCACCGCCGCCTCGAACGCGCTCAGCGACTGGATATCCGCTTTGAACGAAACGCCGATGGCCGCCGCGAGCTCATACGCGCCGAACGTGATCTTCGTCGTCGCTTTCTTCGCCGTATCGATGGCCGCCGTCTCGTCTGCCATCCACGTGCCCGTAGCCGCAAGCGTCGATGCCGGGACAACGACGCCGGACGGATAGGCAAGTTTGCGCACGAGCGGCAGGATGTTGCCGTACTGCTCCATTTTCTCGACGATCTGGTTCATCGTCGCAGGCGGGATAACCGCCTGATTGTCAGCCGTCACGGAAATATCGCGGAACTCCGGCGCCATCTCGCCCGTGAGAACGTAGTCCATGAACGCCTTGCGGTATTCCACCGAATCCATGCTCGTATGCTCCATCTTTCGTACCTCCTGTTTCTCTACTGCGGATGTCTTGATTTCATTCTTCTCGATCTGCTGCGCGATCTGCTTGCGCTTCTCGGCGTCTTCCGCCTGCTTGCGCGCCTCTTTGATTCCCTCGTTGAGCTTCTGCGCCTCGTCGAAGAGCTGTGCGAGAGCGTCCCCCGTCGCCGTCTTGGCTTCCTCGGCGATTTCCGCCTGGCGCTTTTCCATTTCCTCTACCGTCATCGCGATTCTCCTTTCAGTTCATCGTCAAGATTGCAATACGTCGGCGTGTATCCGCCATCTCCTGATATTCCCGCGCAGCGCTTCGCACACCGCGCGCGACCGCCTCGATGGATGTCCCCTCATATGCGGGCAGATCAACCGCCGAGACGTCAAAAACGCGGTCAATATTGTTGATATAGCGCGTATACGTCTTGCTGTCGTAGACATCGCCATCCGGCGCGACCGTGAACGCGAACGACATCTGCGTGATGTCCTTGCGCTTGATGAGCTCGTAAACATCCCGCCCGAGCGTTGTGTTCGCGAGCTTTGCCTGGATGTGCAGCCCCTTCTCATCGACCTCGAGCGCGAGCGTGCCGTTCGTCGTGCGTGCGAGAATCTCGCAGCTGTCGTTGTGGTTGTACCGCAGGACGACATTGCTCATGTCTGCCTTGTCAAAGGCGTGCGCGCCGATGCTTTCCTTGTAGTCGATGCCGCTGTCTGGGTCATGCCACATCACGGCGGGCTGGTCAAAGACTGCGGCGTAGCCGCTCACGGTCATTTCCTCATCGTCCGCTGCGAGGTCAGCTTTCCGAAGCTCCATCTGAATCATTTTCTCCTTCGTCATCATCCTTCACCTCCTTTCCTGCCTTCGCCTTTTGATACTCATCGACAAGCTGCGTGTTGACGAGATTGAGCGTCTGCACGAGGCGGTCGTCTCCGTCGTCAACAGGCGGCAGGTTCATAATCTCGAGGCACTGGTTCGTTGTCAGCACACCGAGCGGGCGCAGCTGGCGGATCATCTCCGTTTTTGTCGCCGTCGTCGCATACGTCAGACGGTTCGCGTCGAAAATGATACGATTCCCCGCGGCAATTTCCGCCGCCGTAAAGATTTTCCGCGTGAACTCCTGCGAGAAACGGATGGCAAGTGGCTCAATCGTACTCTCGAAGAACGCCTGCCATTGCGCCTCCGTGTAGTTGTTCGCGACAATCGCTTTCGAGATGCCAAAGTAGCGATATACATTCTCCCGCAGATAATCGAGTTGCGAGTGATCCGCCGCCACGGGCTCCGTGTCATTCGGTGTGAAGGAAATCGTCCCGTCCGTCGTCACGATGCCGCCCGTGTCCTTGTCCTTGATCTGCTCCATGAGCAGCTTCGACTTTTGCTTCCACTGATCAGAGCCGATCTGCCCCGCGATCTGCGCGACGCCCTTGATTTTCCCCGAGTTCACGGCGGCGTTTTCAAATGACTGCTGCAACGTCTCGAGTAGGGAAAGTACCGCCTCTAGGTTAGAATCCACGTCAGAAACAATATCGCCCTTCTGAAAGAAATTCCTGATATGGATGAGATCGGCATAGGGCACCGTCTCGCGCTTGCCGTTTAGAAAAACGAACTTCACGTAAAGCTCTCCCGCCACCTCACGGATGTCTGTCGACATGTAATCAAGCGGCCAGAGCTCGATCGCCCTGCCGCGCGCATCGCGCTTGATCTTAATGTAGCCGTTACCGCTCTGTAGTGTCGAAGCCGTGACACGGTAGAGCATATCGTAGGCGGTCATGTAAGGATTCGGCTCCAGCGTCAGGAGATGCGAGAGCGCACTGTCCTCCGCGGGTACCTTCTTCCCGCCATCGAGCACGATATGCGTCGGCTTGAGTTTCGCCGCGTGCTTCGCGATGACGTCGATGCACGTCTTTACGAGGATGTCGTTTGTATGCAGCCCCGAGCTGAAGAATACATTCTTCCAGTCGTTGATGAGCTCCATTCTCACAGAGTTTGGCGCGTCCGGCTCGTTGCCACTGTTGCCGAAAATCTTCTGGATCAATGAGCGAAATTCCATTCCATCACCTCCTCAAATGTCGTCTTTGTAATTCAGCCAAACACAAAACGCATCGAGGAAGGATGAATATCCATCGATGCGTTTTCTTGTATTTCTGTTCTTATATGGCTTGACATTGCCCTGTGTGTCCGTGACGGCCTCCGTATTCATGAGACACCACAGAAACACGGGGTTGTAGTCGTAATTTATGCGGCGGCGCTTGAAATATGCCCGGCTCTCATACATCTGCGACGAGAGCCCCTTGAAAGACTGGTTGACTTTCTCGCAAAGCGCCTGCCCAAACGTCGCTTCCAATTCCTTGGTGAGATACTGCGCGTTGTATGCATCGTAGCCTATCTTGTAGGCGTAGACGCCGTATTCCGCCTGAAGCTCCGTGAACCACTCAACGACGACATGCTGATCGATGATGTTGCCAGGGCACGTCCGCAGATAGCCGCCCGCCATCCACTTGTCGTATGGCACCTTGTCGCGCTCGATGTGTTCCTCGAGCGTGTCCTGCGGAATCCAATACATCTGCTTGACGTAGAGGACGCCGCCAACCGCGAAAAGCGCCGTTGCGCAAGTGAGGTCCGTCGTCTCGGAGAGATCGACGCCGCCGAAGAAATACTGCCCCGAAAAGTCCTTGAGGTCGAACGTGTCCGTATTCCGCACGTCGTCAAGCTCGAAAAAGCTCTCCTTTGCGTTCTCTCTGAAATTGAACTGCTTCACGAGCATATCGCGCATTGTCTTCTCATCGAGCGTTGCGCGATTGTACGCGCTTCTGAGCTGGTCGAGGCTCTTAGACACGCCGAGGTTCGGATTCGCCTTGTACCAATTCTTCTCGTCCGCAATCTCGGCTTTGCTGTCGAGCTCATAGAGGATCGGCAGCGTCGTCTCGTCGATGTAGCTGCCATCCTTGTAACCCTTGATGATGTTGCAGTACTCTTGATACTTCGTGTCGAAGATACTATCCTGCTTCACAAAGCCGCCCGTCGACATGACGACGGTGAGTGGCTGCCGCCGCGCGTAAGTGCCGCCGACGAGGACATCGTACATATTCCTGTCTTGGATGGCGTGCAGCTCGTCGATGAAAAGCCCGGAGACATTGAGGCCGTCGAGATTGCCGCTGAGCTTGGAAAGCGGCTCGAACTTGCCGAAATTCATCCGGTTCTCGATGAGATTGACCTTCGGGCGCAGGTATTTCTTAAGCGTCGCATTGTGCGCCACCATCATGCGCGCGTAGTCCCAGACAATCTTGCTCTGATGGCGGTCTGTAGCCGCCGTGTAGAGCTCAGGGCCGTCCTCGCCGTCCGCCGTGAGCAGATAGAGCGCGATGGCCGCGCCGAGTACGGATTTCGCGTTCTTGCGCCCCACGAAGAGGAAGAGCTCGCGGTATTGGCGGTATCCTGTCTCCTTGTCGACAAAACCAAACACCGCCTCTATAAGTGCTTTCTGCCAAAGTTCCAGGCGGAACGGCGGGCTTCCCGGCATTTTGGGAATCGTGCAGAACGTCTCAATGAAATCAACCGCCCTCCGCGCCCGCTCCGCGCGGTAGATATACCGCCCGTCCGGGTGCTCCATATTCCGCACGAGATGGCCATAGACCGCCCGCAGGCGCTTGCTCGCGGGGATACGGCCGCTCTCGATGGCCTCCTGGTATGCCTCGATGGCGTTCATGCGGAATCATGCGCCTCGATAAAGCTCTTAAGCGCATCCTCTCCATCTGCCGCCTCCGGCAGATAGTCGCGGAACTGCCGGAGATAGGCATGCAGGAGCTTCGCATACTGCGTGTAGACCTGAACAGACGGAGAGATCCGCACGCCGCTCTGACCTCCGCCGTTGTTATACTTGACCGTGACGCCGTGGACGATGGTATCCTCCTGTATCTCGTCGAGCATCGCCGTCTGGTAAGCGACCTTATCGATGAGATTGAGCAGCAGCGCCTTCCTCTGCTCGTCATCCACGTCCTCCGCGAGCGGCAGCAGTTCCCTCTTATACCGCTCAATCGCATCGCGCCGCCCTTTCTCCTTCTTTGTCATCCCTCTCACCGCCTTCCCCTATCATATCCACCATGAATGTACGTTTTCTTCACTTTGTTCGTGCTACCCGTGCTGCAAAACTAGAAATTTCTCGCGAAAGAGGGGGGGCTCAGGTCTGTGCTACAGAGAAAAAATTATACCCCAGGGGGGTGTATATCCAAGTATTTACACGCCCTGCGCCCTTCTCCATCGCGTCTCGCCTCATCGCCCCGCCCCTCTCTCACGCTTTCATTCTCTTTCGCTCGCCCTGTGCCCGCACGTCTACGATTCTTCCCTGCTCATCGTACACGTACTGCCGCCCGCTCTCCTTGTGATGCTCCTCGTAGTGGCATTCGTGGCAGAGTAGCTCTAGATTATTCTCGTTGAGCGTGATGGCGGGATTGTCGATATTCTCCGGCGTGAGATGTATCTTATGATGCACCTCTCTCGCATTCGCCGCCCCGCAACGCTCGCAGGCAAAGAAGTGCTTCTCTCTATAAGCTTTCGCAAGTCTTATCCACTCCTGCGAATTGTAAAACGCCTTCGCGAACGCCCTCGCCATCCCGCCACCTCGTTTTCTCCGCTCTCCTCTGAAATATCCCCTAGAAAATATCTACCCCACTAGAAAAGGCCACCGCCTACGCAGTGACCTTCTCCGTCATTCTGTTTTCATCATACGTTCTGCGCGTTCTCTGTCCTTCTTGACGATGGACGCGAATGCGCGGATCAGTTCCCACTCGCTGTCAGACGCGCGGAGCTGGTGCTGCTTTCTCGGCACGCCCTCTGGCGATGTGAGCGGCCGCCCCGCTCCCTCTCGCGCTCCTCCCCAGTTCGGATGCCTCTCCTGTGTTTTACTCACGACGAAACCTCCCATAGAGCCACACTGCCCACATGAGCACTAGAGTGCCAAGGACAGCGTAATCAAGGACGCTTGCATTTCCCCAGTCTGTATGAGACAGGATCGCAAGGGAAGCCGCCGTGCAAAACAGGATGAGATAAGAAATCTTCTTCATAGCATTTCAGATGTGATATAATCAAGACAAGGAATTTCAGGAAGGGCTCCCGCCCCTCCCTTTCCTTATCAAGGTTGCTTACTTCTTCCAGTCATGCAGGACTTTTGCGATGGTCGCGATGCTGGCGAGAATGACGGCAACCTTTTCTAGTGCATCTAGCACTGATTGACAGCTCACATCTGCTTCCTCCTTTCCTCATTTCTTGAATATAGTATAGCATGTAATCTCGATTTTGTCAACTATTTTTCAAGATGAAAGGAGGCTATATTTATTTGTCCTTCCCGGACGCTTCCTGCTGCTTTTTCAGCGCCATCCGTCCGGACTCCGTAATCGGGACGGATGCTTCTGTCGGCAGATAGATGACCTGATTCTGTGTGTTGGCGATTGCCTCCACCCATTTCTGTTCCATCGCCTCAGGATACGCGCGGATACTCTCGCCCAACAGTTTATTTGCCTCAGCCTGCTTGCTCGCGGCCTCCATTTCTGCTTCAGCTTCCTGCACTTTAATCTGTCTGTCTTGCGTTGCTTTTGCCAGTGCCGCCTCGCCCTGCTTTCCCTGTTCCCATACGCAGTAATTCGGATAGCCGAAGAGGACTCCTGCCCCCAATACGGCGCATACTAGAAAAGAGGCTATTGCGGCAAAACGTGCTTTTTCTTGAACTTCGAGATATACAAATGCCAAGACTCCAATAAATACGAGTCCGCCAGCAATTGAAATCATCATATCATTTACTCCTTTGTCTTTACATGGCGTACATATCAAAGTATTTTCCCGAGGATTTTTGATACCCTCCGGGGAAATGTCCTCCATACGCACTACGAATCACGTTTCCGGTGATGGTATGGCTCGCGGCCGCGCATGAGGTCGATGTAGGTCATGTGCCGCTCACTCCGGCAGCGCCGCCCGACGCAGTACATGTCCGCCCGCGTGCACAGCTGATCCTCGTTGTATTTGCATCTCTCGTTGTCGCAATGTACTGCTGTCATTCCTTCGCCTCGATTCTGCGTACAGAAAAGCCCCGGCGCGTCTGCGTCGAGGTTTTTCCGCTCTATGTGTAAGGGGATTTCTCTGTCTCCCGGTTGCCCGGGCTTGCTCTTTTATTATCGTACTACGGTTTTACGGCCTTGAACTACAGTAGTTCAAAAAAATTTACAGCCGCGCTTGTATGCGATGAGCCGCGTGAGGTCCAGTATCTCGTCCCACCACGTGTAGAGCGTCGTGCCGCTCGGGCAGAAACGCTCCTCCGTCCCGCCGTATCTTGCGGCCATTGCCCGCGCGTAGCGGTATCGGACGTAGTTCGCCCAGTTGATGACGTTCGTCTTTCTGTGAGCTTCACGCCGGAGCGAGAGAAACAGCAGCTTTTTCTCCGACAACGTGCTCTGCATCGCCTCGACGGCCAACAGCCATTTCTCGGCTTCGTCCAGGTCCTCCGTCCGGACAACCTTCCACTCCGTCTGCGATCCACTCCCCGCCGGGCGTTTCAGCCCTGCCGGTCCTGGCAGCTGGTCGCGGATGTACTTGATGTTCTCGTAGTACTCCTTCTTCCGGCTCGCGTAGTTGAGCACCCAGAGTTTCACCGTTTCTTTGTCCCGCGCGAGTTCCGCGCAAATATCCTCGTCCTTCTCCGCCATGCGTGCGCCTCCTGTCTTTCCGCTCAGTCCATTCCTTCCCGCCCGTCTGCTTCCTTCGCCCAGCGGAACGTCCGGTACATGCCGCTTTCGTCCAGCCGATGGTTGCAATAGTTTCTCACTGTGTCCTGGCCATAGAGATTCCTTACCGCAGCGTCTTTGAGCGTTGCATATTGCTTGACGATAGCTCCGCTCTGGATGTCGACGACGGCTACTCCTTTGCTGCTACTCATTTGTCTCCACCTCTAAGCTCTCGGCATTCCGCCTGCTCTATGTATCCGCTGTCAATCCATGCTTGCGCGAGGGTGTCGCCGCTCTTGATGGTATGTCCGCAGACGGTTGCGGCTTTTCCGGCGATAGATGCGTCCCGCGCAACTCTCGCGGCTTTTTCTGTCCAGACATATATGCTCATGTTCTTATGCTCCTCCCTTTCTTTCCTCGCGGCTCTCCCCGCGCGATCCGTTCGTACACAGCCACTTGCAGGGGATAGCCTTCCTCCGTCCGCCCGCAGTACGAGAGCGGCTTGATGATGGCATAGCCCGGCGGCGGGATGATCTCGTCGCGGTACGTTTCCGCCCGCGTGACGCAGGTCTTTTTCGGCTCGCGCCGGATGAGATTGCGGCTCGACATGACGCGCCCGCTGCCGGTTTCCGCGTCGACGTCCTCTTTTGTGAAGTATTCCATGAGTTTTTTGGCGTCCATCATGCCGCCCTGGTAGATCTCGATGCGCACTTTCCCCGCTGGCCATGCGGCTTGTACTTTCTGCATCTCCTCCACGGAGAGCGCCGGGATGAGGATGTGGGCATGAGGACGTCCTTTGCTCTTGAGGTTTTCCAGTACGGAGATATACTTGAGTTCTTTCCCGCCGCGGTGGAAGATTCTCCGCAGCCTCTTCTTGAATGCCTCGAAGTCCCTTTTCACCTGCTCGGGCCCTGCCGGTTTCTCAGCGTAGGTCAGCGTGAGGTAGCTGTCCCCTGCCACGAAGTTGTCCAGGCAGAGGCGCGTGAATTTCTCCGCGCGGTATTTCTTGTTGATCTTCTCCTGGGAGAGCGGCGTCTCTTTTTGCCGTGGCGCTCTCTTTTCTTTCTGTTTCGGGCTCAGGGGCATTGCTCGGAGGGAGTGGTACTTCTTCTCGATGATATAGCTCCCGTCCAGGGATCCCCATCTTGACCTCATGTACATGCCCTTTGCCCTCCTTGATTTTTAGGTGGTGGTCGGTATCGTAATTTCTTTATCAAGGGATGGCGGGGGCTCGCGCCCCCATCTTCTCCCTTGTTGAGTTTTTCTCTATTTATATAGTAGAAATATCGCGTCCGGCTTCCCACTCGCGGTAGAGTTTGAACCAGTCCGCCGCGTCCATGGTGATTTTCCATCGGGTGTTGTTCCGGCGATGCGCGACGATCGGCACCTCGTCCCTTCCCGCTTCTACCGCGTCGCGTTTCGCCTGCGTGAGCGCATCGTCAATGTTGAGGTGCTCGACACGCTTGACCTCAATGTGAATGCCAGGCAGGCCGATGCAGTCCGCTGCCTCGCCCGTCTTGCCGCAGTACTGCGCCGTCCGGCGCACGTCGTATCCCTCGGCACGGCAAAGGCGGGCAAACTCCAGCTCGCCGGCCTTGCCCTTGGCCCTGCTGTTTGTCATGTTCTCACCTTCCTAGAACAAAGAAAGCGGCGTAGACGCTCTTGATCATGTTTTACACTCCCTTCTCGCTGGTGCCGATGCCTTCGTCGGAATCACCAACGTCGTCGAGATCCCAATCAATCGGGCACGATCTGAGTCGGCACCCTCCCCATAAATTCAAAAAGTCGCACCCGCGGCATCCGCGCGGATGCTCGGCGCAGTATGCTTGCACCTTCCGCAGTGCCTTGACAAGCATATCCACTCGATGCTTCGCGAGGTACTTCCGCGCGCACTTCGGGCAACGCTTCATCGGCTCTTTTGACCTGCGGATGCGGTTGTAGCGAAAAGTCTGGCCGCAGTCCATGCAGGTTGCTTCAATCACCATTTCAGATTTCTCCTTTCCTCGTGTACTCTCTTCGCCTCGGCTTCGTCCTGGTCGATTTGTCGCGTGATCTCCTTCCACACCTTTGCGATGGTGCAGACAGCCATGATCAGGCCGACGCTCACCGCTACCAGGAACACTGTGAGTGCGATCCAGGCAGCGGCGACTGTCGCCTGGGCAAATGTCGCGTCGGTCATGCCTGTCCCTCCCCTCTTGCTTTCTCCGTCGCATAGGCCATCATGCAGCGCATGGCGGCGTTGATGAGATGCGTGTCTTTGCGGTCACCGGCGCGGTAGAGATTCAGATGGCGCATGGCGCGGGCGGCGTGCTCCTCAGGCGGGATCTGCCGCCATGTCTCGCCCGGGTGCTTCTTGGCGCCTGCCGTGAGGCCGCGTGCGACAGCCTCCAGCCAGCTGGCGTCGATGTAGCGATATTCGTCCTCCTCGGTATCCTGCGGATACGGTTTTGCTGACTTCGCGCTAGAACCGCTTCTGCTGCATTCCTCTTTTTCAGTTTCCTCTTCTTCCGCCGGGTGTTTGCCAAAAAACGCAAGCAGGATCTTTTCTGATTCGGCGGTCTGCTCGTAGCAGTTGTCCGCATTGTAAAGCGGGCAGCACTCGCAATCATCATCAAAAATGTTACGCGCCTGGCATATCAGGTCTCGCGCTGCCTTATACTTATCCGATTTCATGTTCATTCCTCCATTCAGAAAGGCGTAACGGCATCCGCCATCGTCGCGAAGAGTTTTTGCATGGCCGCGCGGTGCTCCTCCCACGCAGCATCCATTCCTTGCGCTTCCTTCCTTCTCTCCCTCAGCCGTTCCAGCTTCGTCAGAGTACGCACGTGTCCCATCGCGGCCTCATGTGCTTGTTCGATGTTGCGAGGGAAAAGGTTCGCCTTCGACGTCAAATCCACGTTCATCTCTTTGCACATGGTGATGTAGTCAGCGTAATAGTCTCCTCCGCATTGTTCTTTTTTTAGGTAGTGCAGGATGCGAGCAGGGGCGACGTCCGGCACTTCTTGATATAGCCGCAGGCTGTATCCCGTTGCGGCCATCTCTGGCAAGAGCGTCTGCTGGATCCCGTTCTTGCGCAGTTCCTGCCACGCTCTCAGCACGCTTGGGCTCAGCACCTCGCCCTTTTCGTGCAGCCATGCTTTCTCTTCCTTCGTGAGTGTCCCGCGCACGACGGAGCGGAGCGTCTTCCCCTTCCAGTTGATGACTTTGCCCCACGCCGCGTTGTATGCTGCGTAAAACAAGAACGTCTGCATCGCCTTCCCCATTTTCGCGAGACATTCCACAGCGAACGAGTAGCATGCGATCCTGTCCAGGAGTCTGATCGCGCCGTCCCATCGTAGAATCTCATTGCGTTTCTTCGCTGGGATGGCACAAAACACGTAGCGGAATGGCGTCCGTTTGACGGCGCGTGTGAAAGATTTCTCGTCGATTTCAATGCGCCGTAGCACGCTTACGCCCATATTTTTATAGTTATTTCCCCTGTAGCGCGGGAGCATCACATGATCAAGGCTGCATCCCGCCGTCGGCCAGCGCCCATGAGCTGGGCACGCCATAGCGCCGCCCTCGCCGATGCGAAAGACGCTCACGCTGTCGAGGAGTACCGTCGGGCAGACGCGCCAAGGCATGACGCCTTTTTTGTACCACCACGCCTCCGCGTAGAGAGACACCGCTACCAGCGCACCGTCCGCTGCGCTGGAGTAGGTGTAGGTGAGGATTCTGTCATGCAGGCGCGAGTAGCCGCGCCAGCCGTGGATCTGCTCGCCGACGCTCCTGCAATGCGGGCAGGCGGTTTCTTTCCGATGATGGCTCACATTCAACCGGACGAAATGGTGGCAGTGCGAACACCACGCGATGCGGCGATGGCGCTTCGACATGACAAAGAGGTATGTTCTTAGTTTCTCCTCCGCCTTTTTCTTCCACGCCTCCATGCGATGCGGCGTGACGTAGCTGAGGATTTCCTCCGGTGTTTCCGGGAGATTCTTCTTTTTCTTCATCCCGCGCCTCCTCATCCAAGCAGCGTGTCGAGGTCGAGGCTCGCCACGGCATCCTGTTTCTGCTTATCCGGCGGCTCCGGCGCTGCTTTTTCCGCAACCGGGTGCGTTTTCTCCGTGCCATGTGGCCGGAACTGCGCCGCGAGCGCGTCGAAGATGCTGCACATCAGGCCGCCCTCTATGAGCGCATGCGCTGCGTTATCTTCGATGCCGTAGTAGTCAAGCATCCACGCCACTTCCTGCTCCGGCGCGGCGTTGACGGAATTCTGATGCAATCCCCGCGCGCATGATCGGATGTGCTCGTAGCATCCTTTCGTGCCTTTGTTCTCTGCGAGGATGCGTTCCGCCGCGCCCTCGTCGTACTCGATCCAGGCGAGCAAGAGGCGCTGCAAGACTTCCTGCGGTGATCCGTCCTCGAAGCTGTCCTTCTTCACTTTCTCAATAGCTTCCTGACGCATTCCCATGGCGGTTTCCTCCTTCTTTCCTGTTATTCTTGTTATTCTTGCGCTTTTTATGGTGCCGTCTCTCGACGAGGACGAGCTCCAGGCGGCACCGCCTTTTTCCGTCCTTCGACGGTTCGTTGACGCGGCGGTGGTATGCTGCCGTGAGCATGTACTGCAAGGTGCCCCGTTTGATATGCCGGGCACGGGCGATCTCGTCGAGCGTCCCGTCCATGATGTTTTCTTCGCCCTTGTAGAGGGCGTAGATATTTTCATTCCGGCGGGCTCTTCCCCCTGCGTTCATATTGTAGTCCTCCCTTTTCCCTGCTATAATGCAGGGGATCACTTTGTGCTTCTTTTCATCATGGCCGCCCGGAAGGCGGCTTTTTTCTTTGCCCGCTCTTTGGCCTCCGCTTCCTCCCGTGCTGGATTGCGCGGCATGCGAAAATGCGGCTCTTGGAGCGCATAGATTCCCTTCGCACCGCCGTTCGGCGCGAGGATGCTCTTGTCGACCGGGCCGAGGAGCTTGTCGAGCTCGTCGAGTTCTTCTTTTGTCGCTTGCCGCACGCGGCACTTCCCCGGCGCGACGGTGCCCGCGTGGTTTGTGACCACGATGAGGCGCGAGGGGTCGACGTTTGCTGTGTAATATTTCGTCATGGCCGCACCGCCCCGATCTGCATCGCCGCCAGGCCGAGCAGGCCGATGGCCACGAGCACGCGCCCGACGATCTCCCAACCGTAGTTTGTGAGCCACGGCAGGCCGTATTTCTTGATCCGCTCCATCCTTTGCCCTCCTACATCGTGATTTCCAGATCGCACTCGCTCTTGAGTGCCTTGATGATGCCCTTCTCGTCCAGTAGCTTAGCGTTCATCTCGTCGGCCAGCGCGTTCATTTCATCGATGAAACGCGAGAGCCGCTTGTTGCCAAAGCCGAATTTATCGTGCAACAGCCAGAGCGACATGAGCAGCCGCCCGCTCGTTGCCTTCTCCGTGGCATCGCGAGCACCTTTCCGGTACATCTCCTGCGCGAAGTACTCCACATCGCCCAGCGTCCGCAGTACCGGCGTATGGCGCTGGATATTGCGCAGGGCCTCCGGCATTGGTTTTCGTCCCATATCACTTACCTCCGTTCAGGAGCTCTAGCGCGCGTCCGAGCGTCTTTGTCCAACGCTCGACATCCTGCGTGTTCACGACTTCCTGCATCGCCGCCATGTCGTCCATGACGCTCCGGACTTCAAAGGATGCATTCGCCATCCTGTATTCCGTGCGTGCCGCGATGCTGTGTGCTTCGCTGAGCACGCCAAAGATGGTCTTTTCCTCCCCCATTGCCGCCCGCTCCTTTCTCTCTGCCAGTCGTCGCTCGAAGCGCCGCCCGCGTTTCGTCAACTGGAACACCTTGCCGCAGTTCTCGCATGCTCTCACCTCTCAAACACCGCCTTTGCGAATGTATAGCCGAGGAAGCTCAGCCATGCAAGTGTGCCAAAAAAGCAGCACACTTCCTCGACTACTCTGCCAATCAGCCACCGGATGCGCCTTTCCTGCCATTTGCGGGCGATCGCCCGCCTTTCCCAGATGTTCATGCGTTTTCCTCCTCCTCTACAAAGAGATGCCCCTGCGCCCGATCGCCGTCGATGTAGCGCATACACTCCGCCTCCAGCCGCATGTATGCTTCTTCGAGCTCGTCGACGAGCGGCAGCCATGGGCTGTGGAGTGCGAGGGGACGGCCGCTGCGCTGCAGGATCACCACGCCGCCGATTTTGATGATCTCCGGCGTTTTCGGCTCGTAGGTGATGTCTGTGACCTCGACGTTTCGCCGGATCGTCTCCGCGTCCATCATGATCTCACAGCCGTCGATGAGGTAGAGCCCCATCGTCTCGATAGCCGCCTCCAGTTCCGGGCGCGGCATGTCGTTCGACGCGAGCGCGTGGCGCTCCCACGTCGTGCCGTTCTCCGACTCGCCCCATTCGAGGGCGTAGGTTGTTCCCTTCTTCTCGCTGAACGCGATTTTTATTTTCTTTAGCTTCCTCATCATGCCGCCCCTTCCTTGCTCGGCTTCTCGACGAAGAGCGCGATGTCGATGCGCGTCTCATTGAGTGCCCGCTGCAGCTCCTCGTCCGTCGTGATGCCCATGTCGTGGAGCTTCTGTTTCAGGGCTTCCGCCCGCTCGTGGATCGTCATGGCCATGACCTCCTTCTGACTTCGCAGGTTGCCGCCTGCGGATACATCTGCTAGCCTCATCATTTGTCTTTGTGGCAATATGCGCTGATGGCGCATACGTGCTTGCAGTAATACTCGATGAGCTCGGGAGCGTTGTACTCCTTTGCCATCACGATGACCTCATCCTCATGCGGCAGCCGGATGCCTCGCTCGATCTGGTAGAGCCGCGTCGAGCCGATGCCGATGACCGCGCCCGCGCCCTGCCGGGACTCGAACGCCGGGTCTTTCTCAGCCGCCCGCACGCGGGCGTCATAGTATGGTGTATCGTTCATACCTTCTAAAGCCTCCTTTCCCTTGCCGCTCTTACGGCATAATTTTGTGATATAATTTTGATATATCATCAACAAGGGGGTTCGATATCATGATTTTTTGGTGGCTGCTTCTCATTCCATTATTTTTCTTCATCGATAGTGCTTACTCGTACTATCGACTGAATAAGATATATGACTCTTATTTTTACTGGCTGATGGACCATTCTTCCACAAAGGTTATTCGCAAACGGTCTGCACTGAAAAAACTCATCGCTCATGCAGGGGTATCGGCTCCATTCCTACCAACAGTCGAACCTATGGGATGGGGACAGCTTGCATCTTTCAAAATCGATGTTTTAGGGAACTTCCCTTCTAATCGCGAGGATATCGTCAAGATTACATGCCTCACAATCCAAGATGCGCTCGGTGTGTATAAAAGCCGCATGTGGGCTTCCGTCAATCCCCTTTCTTGGGTTCACGCCCTTGTGTTCTTACCTCAATCCATCATCAGCTACTTAGGTTTAAGCACAGATACCGCCCTAGCAAAATTTATCCAGCTGGTCTGGTGGATGTTATGCTCAGTTTTCGCTTTGGCGAAGGCAGCATATACGGATAAGATAAATCAGATCATCTCCGTCATTTTCTCCATGTTAATGCAATGATGTCGAAATCCTCTTTGTTAATGCCTGTTTCTTCCGACAGCTGTACTATCGCTTCCATCGCCTTTTCTCTCGATGAAAAAGACTCTCCCAAATGAGCGCAGACAATGATATATGTCCGTTGGGGCATAGGGCCAGCTTTCAAAAAGCTATTCCTCATTTCTCCCTGTCTCCCGTTCATGTTCTTTTTCAACATATCGCCAGAGGTTCGAAGTGATAATCCCTGTCATCGTCATACCTTTCTTTGCAGCGATATGCGACAGCTCTTCTTTCAGTGCCGGCGGAATACGCAGTAAAATTGCCTCTTTCGTATCGTTCATACCTTTGCCTCCTCAAGCTCCAATCGTATAAGTCACATTCAATGCCTTACAGATTGCGGCGGCTTTCTCAACCGTCGCTTTACTTCTTCCCTTCTCGTAGTTGGAAAGCTGCTGCACTGTGATATTGGTGCGTTTTGAAAGCTCCAGCAGGCTCATGCCGCCGCGGGCTTCCTTCATGAATTTATAAAAACTCATCATGCTCAGCACTCCTCCGCGTCATTCAAATATATTTGAATATCTTCCTTCTTTCTGCTAATATGAAAGCAGGAAATCATACCATCGACACCACTTTGAAAGGACGTGACACCATGACTACCATCTCCATCGAGATCGACGATATCGCCGCCCGTATACTGGATAATTACGCCGCCCTGAAAAACCAGACTGCCACGGAGTACGTATATCAGGCACTCATGAAACGGCTGGAGGACGAGCGCGAGACGCATCCCAATGCCGCGACCATGCAGGCGATAGACGATGTAGAACACAAACGCAACCTCGTGGGCCCGTTCCATTCTGTGGATGGCCTGATGAGGGATTTGTATGCTTGACATCTACTATCAGCGCCAGGGAGGTGATACCATGACTCTGAACATCTATCTGAAAGCAGGAAATTTTGTCTCTGTCGACAAACTGACCTGTGTTAAGGTCATCGATGGCACCGACAAGATTGTTTTAGGTGCCGAAATCGATGCGCTGTATCTTGTCGCCGACAATACTTACATCTTCATCGGCGAGGACACTGCTGTCGCTCTGCGCGGTGATGAAATCCTCTACCTCCAGCTTTCCAAGGATTAGAGTCTATCTACACCCTTGACTTCTACGCGGATCTGGCAATTCGGCAGACGGGATTCGCGTATTTTTTTTATCGTTTCTATCAACATCTCCATCGCCGTAGACCACTTCTTATCCTGCGGCGCAATTTCTACCGTGATTTCAATCATTGTGTCTCTCCTTTACCAGCCAGTAAGTTCTTCTTGCTCCCCAACCTCTATGCGAAGCCTATAATCCTTGTAGGTTTCGCATATTTTTTTGATTTTTTCTTGCAGCGGCTCATTGTCAACAACTTTTCCAGCTTCTATCCGAATGACCAGCTCCGGCGTCCGCTTCACATCTTTTGCCGTCATGCTCAGCGCTCCTCAATGCTTCCTGCACGGGGCGCTAATCTTGTGCCCCATGACGAACCATGCGCGGCGAATGTTTACGCGCCTGGATGTTACCCATCGCAATATATCCCACCGCGCATAGGCGCGGTCGGCAGCGGCTGTTTCCACCTTCTGCCATTTTGTCTTTATGGCCATCTCGGCCACCTCCTTTCCTACGTCTGCTCCCGCCCGCGCATCTGCGAAGGTTTGTGGGAGAAAATATCGGTACAATATAGGTGGGGAAATGTATCAAGCTTTTAACTGCTTGTGGTTGTTAAAAATGTCAAAAAAAATAGTCTCCATCGGCATACCGCTATCAACTTCGATTTTTTTCATTATGACAACGCCTGGCTTGCTTTCTCCCTGCTCCCACTTACACCAAGCCTGCTGTGTGACGCCATACATTTTTGCCATCTCCGCCTGTGAGCGCTTTCCTCTATACTTTATGAGCTTTTCTCTTTTCATCTCTCTCACCTCCCAACAACCTTTTGTTGTCTTTATTTTATAACAGCATTTGGTTGTTGTCAACGGTATATAACAACATTTTTTCGTTTTATATTCACAACTAAAATTTGTATCATTTAAGTATAACTAGGAGGTGTTTACTATGTCATTCTCTTCTCGCTTAAAGTCACTACGCTCAAGTCATAGTATTTCTCAAGCTACCCTCGCAAAAATTTTAGGAGTGACTCAACAAGCCGTCGGCAAATGGGAAGTCGATAAAGCCACCCCGGATTACGACACATTGCGCAACGTTGCTAAATATTTTCAAGTCAGTGTAGATTTCCTTTTAGAATTAACCGATACCCCCGACGCCTCCCCTGCGCCACCCGCGGCAAGCGCCCCGCCCATCACGCCGCAGGACAGGGAGCTGCTGCGCAAGTATCACGAGCTCGATCAGCGCGGACGCCAGGCCGTCCTCGACACCATAGAGCGCGAGCACAGCTACACCGCGCCCAAAGCGGAAGACACGGGAACGTGATCTACACCGATCCCCGCCTCTGGCAATCAAAAAAGCCGCCCGAGCGGCGGCAGTGAAAGGAACATCGTATGGATAACATCATCATCTATAACACAGACGACGGCGCGGCCAGCGTCAAGCTCTATGCCAATGGTGGTACGGTCTGGCTCGCCCGCGCGGAAATCGCGGCTCTCTTCCAGAAAGACCGCTCGACCATCTCAAAGCATATCAAGAACATCTTTGCCGAGGGCGAGCTGGATGAGACGAACAATGTGCATTTTTTGCACATTGATAATTCCAAGAAACCGGTCGCCTTCTACAGCCTTGACGTCATCCTCGCCGTCGGTTTCCGCGTCCGCTCCCCGCGCGGCACACAGTTCCGCCGCTGGGCGAATACGACGCTCAGGGAATACTTGCAGAAAGGCTTCGTCATCGACGACGAGCGGCTGAAGAATCCAGATGGCCGCCCGGACTATTTCGACGAGCTGCTCGCCCGCATCCGCGACATCCGAGCCAGCGAGAAGCGATTCTATCAGAAACTGCGTGACCTTTTCGCACTCTCCTCCGACTATGACAAGACAGATCAGGCCACGCAGCTCTTCTTCGCTGAGGTGCAGAATAAGCTCATCTATGGCGTGACTGGCCAGACGGCCGCTGACCTCGTCATAGCGCGCGCCGATGCCTCAAAGCAGAACATGGCCCTGACTTCATGGAGCGGCAGCATCGTCCGAAAACGCGACATCATCATCGCGAAGAACTACCTCACCGCCGACGAAATTGACACGCTGAACCGCCTCGTCACCATCTTCCTAGAGAGCGCCGAGCTGCGCGTCAAGATGCGCAAAGACCTGACGCTTCCCTACTGGCGCGGCACCGTCGACAAGCTCCTCGAGGATCACGGCGTCCCCGCCCTCACTCATCGCGGCAGTCACTCCCACGATGAGATGGTCCGCTACGTCACCGACGTCTACGCCCGGTTTGACGCCCGCCGCAAGAAGTCCGACGCCCGGCAAGCCGACGCCGACGATTTTGCCGCGCTCGAGCGCGAAGTCCCACAGATTGAACACCGCAAACAGTAATCCTATTCCCACGCTCCCAGAGACTCGAAGCGGAAGACGTGGGAGCGTGATCTACACCGATCCCCGCCTCTGGCAACAAAAAAGCCGCCCGAGCGGCGGCTGTGAAAGGGAGGATGTTATTTTGAGACGATCTTATATCAACTCTACTTCTTCAATCTTGAACCGGCCACCATTCAGTTCCCCTGCAATGATGGCCATCCTCACGCAGGCCAACAGGACGGCCCAGCTTGGTACTGTCGCTTATCCGACTCCCGCTCAGTTATCTGCAATCACGAGCGTGCAGGAGCTGATTGAACCGATCTTGCGGGTGCAAGATCAGTTTGCTGGTGTGAGCACGGCGGCAGATTCTCTCGCAGAATGGGCGAATTCATTGCGGCAGGCCGCTGATCCGCTACAAGGCATCCGTTCTGCCCTCTCAGCCATCGACAGCGAGCAGTTCCAAATCTTTTCCAGCGCAGTCTACGGGGCGCAAATTGCAACGGCAATCCAGCCGGCGCTACGATACCTAAAACAGGAGCATCCGGATGTATATCAGGAAATCGCGCCGGCACCAAACACCCGCCCACGGAAGAAGACGCATATTCGACGTCGCGCGCTTGAAAGTGCTGAGCGGCTTGCCATCCAAGCCAACGTCTCGCTCATTCAGTTTGACGCCCAACTGAGGAATATACCCTTAGGGAAACTATCGTTTTACCTGGCTATCCTTGGCGAAATCAGTGATGCGGCGCCGGATGATATTGCACAGTCAATTCATATCCTTGTTGCCATCTTTATGATTTCGTTCGTAATAAGCAATAAAGGTTACAACCATGAGCACGAACCCGAGTAGGTTGTATGGCCTGCCCCCCGACGATTAGACTCTTTAAACGAAAGGAAGCTCTTTAAATCTTAAAATTGCTTGGTTTTACATACCTTTCCGGATCCTTATGGGT